TCAATTGCTTCTACAATTTTATTGAGCTGATCCATGTAATAAGTATTAATAGCACAGCTATAAGTTACAGTAATATAATCTGGGATTACGACTGCATAATTTACTTTTTGTGGTATAACATTATTTAATGCACTAAAATTATCGTATGCATTTTTATTACTATATGATTTTCTAGCTATTGAAACATTGTTTGGATTGTTTGCATCTAATTTATTTGCTACTGATCTTACTTTATTAACACTATCTCTTTTAAACATAATAATTGGCATCATAATTCTACCTTGAGAATCTCTAAAATACCCAAACTTTTGAAATGAAGCCCATTTTTCGGGTGAACCATAAATAATAGGAACTTCTATTCTTTCTCCATTTTGAAATACAAATGGTTTAATTACATTTTGAAAATAGTAAAAAACAGCCTCATCAATATCTTGAATACCAATTGAAAATGGTTTTACAGAATCACTTGCAAATGAAATTTGATCTCCTCTATTTACGCCGTTAGCATAGTTAGGATTCCCTACCTCAGTATCAAATGCTTTATGTTGTTCCACACTGATTTCTCTTTGTGTTTTTGGAACTGGTATTCTACTATTTTTAGCCATTACAATAATCTTGTTCTAATAATGTTAACCCTATCAGCTGGTACATAATGACACTCACATGTTACGCTAACATTATAACCAAATTCTTCTAATCCTGGGTTAGTAGGATTTACATTATAAGGATAATCAGGATCTTTACCACCCCAAAACTGTGTAATATTTGTATTATCTACTTCCCAATAACTTTCTTGATATAATATAATATCTCCTACTTCGGGATGCACGTTTGCATCAACTAAATCATCTCTTAAGAATGCAAATGATACTGGCCAGTCAAAGTTAACTCCTAAATCGCTTGTAGGACTTATATTATCGCCAATAGTTATTAAAGCATATAGCAATACTGGTTGTTCAAAAAATTTACCTCCAGATGATTCACCATACATATTGATCTTTGTTTCAGCCAATTTGTATTTGTAAATAGCACACTGTTGAGAAATAACGTTTCCCATTACTTCTCTGTTCATATATCTTAGAAACGAAGCGTCTCTACTGGATGCAAATAGTGCCATGTCTTATCCGATAAAAATTGTCATAGGTGATTTTGATAACTCTTCCATTGCTGAAGTTCCTTCTGCTGATTTTCTAGCTAATAAAGATTGTCTACTTGTTTCGTCTAAATATAATCTTAATCTTTCGATTAATGCTGTTTTTTCTGTTGTTGCAGCTGCAATTAAGTCAGATTGATTTAAAGTAATTTCTTTACCAGGAATAGGAACTTGAGTGTATTTTCCACGAACATATCCTAACATTTCTTTACACAATGATAATGTGTATTCAAATATCCATTGTCTACCAATTGAATTAATTTGAGAGTAAGTTGGGTTACCAAAATTAGCATTTGATACATTTGTTACAGCTCCTGGTGTTTGAGTAATAGCACTGTCTGCTCTTTCTTGAATACTAATATATTGAAACCAAATGTTGTGATTGTTGTCAACTGGAATTGGGAATATTCTTAATTTATTATTTATTAATTCAAATGTATAGTCAGGTAATGATACTTGATTTTGCATTTCAACTGCTTGAGTTGTTTGAATTAGTAAACTTGTAGGATACATTAAAAATCCTGTTGCTCCAAATAATCCATAAGTACCAACTGCTGGAACACCTCCTAAACCTGAGAACATGTTCATGTTGTATACTTGATTTACTGCAGGTATTGGTTGCCAGAATATTCTTTTAATTTCTATTCCTCCTGTAATGTTATTATCAACTGCCCATTTACCTAAATCGTAATCTTGTATTGAAGCTGTTGATGCAACAGATCCACTATACCAGTTTACATTTCCTCCTGTTCCTGCTTCTTCTCCATACTGTGTAGTTAATCTAACTATATTAGCCATTGTTGGAGTAACGATAGCATGATTCATATTTGAAGCAGTTGGTGCTCCTAATACATTTAACATGTTATCTCTTACTTGAAATGCATATAATTCATTACCATATGTAGTAACTGCTTCTTCAAAAGCAGTATAAAAGTTTAAGTCTTGTAACTCAACTTCCATAATAGGGTATCCTAATCTTCGAGCACAAAAAGTTGTTACTTTATCTGCATCGACTTGAAATTGGTAGTCGTTATCATAAAATCCAAATGGAGTATCTCCAGGGAAAAATGATGATGAACCAGGGTATATAGGAATATTCATTATTTATATTTTGTTATAAATATTATGAAAATGAACTATAGTATACTATTTAGTATCCATATCTTGCTTTAGTGTTATCAAAATATGTAGCAGTTTCTGCATCAGTAAGACCTACATTATAATATTCCATAACTGCTATTTTACCATTAAAGAATGTGTTTGGATTACTCCATGAAAAACACCCTATAGTAAGGAAATCAATATCATTATTAGATATACTCATATAGGTAGGGGTGTTTTGTAATACTCCATTTACATATATGCTTATAACATTGGATATTGATGCTATAGTTAATTGATACCATGTACCTGAACTTAATACTGGAGATGGGTAAGCTGGAACGTTTGTTGATGCTCCATTACTATAAATCACAATTGTTGAATCTGCTGGGACATACATACACCAGTCAAAATTAACTCCATATGTATCTTTAGAAGTTACATTCCCACCAAATGCGTTAAATTTTACCCAAGTATTTATTGTGTAATTTCCTGTTGAAAAATCAAATGTTGAATCATATGGTGCCGTTCCATATTGACTTGCTCCATCAAATGTTAAACATCCTCCACCATCACCACTGTCATAAGCTACTCCATTAATTAATGTTGTATTACTACTTCCACTTATATTGTACCATGTTGCTCCTGAACCTGGATATGATGAAGCATTACCTGCATCAAAGGCATTTGTTGGAGATGGGAATGAAGGTGGTGGGGATGGTAATGTAACTCCAGCTATTTTTGTTATAGATCCTATTGCTATTCCACTAATTTTAGTAATAGATGTTGTATTAATTCCATTTATATTCATAACTTATAATTCTATCCAAGTATTGTCTGGGTTAAAATATAATATAGTAACTGAGTTTGATTGGAATGCAGAATTCCAAAATACATTTCCTATTATTCTTACTACATTACCTGCGGCGGATGGAGAATTGACTGTAATACTTCCAGCAGTTGATGCATCCATAAATAAAGGTGCTCCACCACTTCCACCATCTGTATATGTTGTTTCTACATATCCTCTAGTTAAAATAGATGTTGCTATATCTTCTGCTCCTACTGTATGCAAACAAATACCTAACATGCTTTTTGCTGGATCTCCTATTACATCGCCAACGGCTTTTAACCATTTACCAAATCTATCTCTATAACATAGTTGACCAAAGTTTAATGCTTCTCCTGATATCTCTGAGTATAATACTTCTCCTGAGTAATATTGACTATTCCAATCTTGTAAATTTCCTAATACCGAAGTAACACCATCTCTGATCGAGCCAGTTAATGGTGTTGGATTGAATCCTGCTATTGTAGTACCTATTACACTTAAACTACCAGTTATAATTGCACTTCCTGTGTATGGAAAAGTAGGAGTTGAAGGAGCATATGAAGCGCTTAATGCTTGAGTAGCATATGAAGCAGTTCCTAATAATGAACCTGTAAATGAAGTTGATGATATTGATGTTAATCCAGCTAATGAAGAACCAGTTGCTCCAAGTGCAATAGTTGTTGTTCCAATGTTTAAACTGCTAGTAGCTAATTGACTACTTTGCACATTTGAGAGAGTACCACCTAATGTAATTGTCCCAGTTGTTGAAATTGGACCTCCTGTTAGTGTAATTCCATTTACACTTCCTGCAGTATTTACTGAAGTTACAGTTCCTCCACCTGATGTAGCAATTAAATTTGTACCTACACCAGCTGCTGCTGCTGAGATATCAATATATGCTCCTCTTGCTGTTCCTCCTTGTTCAAAAAATCTAAGTCTGTTTTGCCAAATATCAATAGTAACACCACTACCAGTTAATGAAGTATTTGTAGCAGCTTTACCTAATAATAATTCTCCTCCTTCATCTCCTGATTGATATAATAAACTTAGTTTCTGACCATCAAATTGAAGTAGTGATTCACCATTTACTGAACCTGTGCCTTGAGCAGTTAATACATAATTATCAGTATTATTTGAAATTAAATTACCAATATCACTTACTGATGATGCACTTACTGCATTTAAAACATAAGATGCTGTTTGAGCTGTTATTACATATGAAGCTGTTGAAGCAGTTCCTAATAGTGAACCAGTAAAAGTAGTTGCAACAACATTTCTTGCTAGTAAATCTCTTCTATTTGCTAATAACCCATCTGCTGTAATACCGTTATATATTTCTAAAACTCCTGCTGTATTTCTTCTTAATGCTGTGTCTATTGTGCCTCCAACTGAATTTACACTACCTGTATCATTAGTCCATGATAAATTTCTAGAACCTCCAAGCAATAACCCAGTATCTAATATATTTACATTATTATTAAGTGTTCTAAAGTTTTTAATATAAAATTGAGTACCATCAGTTCGTGTGTTTAAAACCCCAAAACTATCATATATTGAAAAATAGCTATATTGATCAGCTGTTATTTGTATAACCTTACTATAAACACCCCAGCTTCCTGCAATTACTCCACTATAATTTTGAGAGTAAGCACTTGCAACAGTGACAATTGTTGTTGCATTATATACTGTAATAATTCTACTTTCACCATTTATAGTTAATTTTGAACCAACCATTGCTGATGAAAATTGGGCTCCAACACTTGTTACTGTTGTACCCGAAGTACTAACAGTTCCTGATGGTGTGAACCACTTTAATGAATGATAGAGAATAGTACCATCTTGAACTGCTAATGCACCTCCATTTTGTAGTACACCACCTGTTACGTTTAGTGATCCTGTTACTTCTAAACTTCCACTTGCCACAATTAATCCGTCTGTTCTTATAGAAAATCTTTCAATAGCATTTCCATCAACATCTCCATCATTAACAAAATTAGCTGATCCTACAAAAAATGATAACTTATCAACTGTTGGGTTTGAATTATGAGTAACATTTATCATTCTAAGATAACCCATATTAGGTACACTACCTTGAGCATTATTCCAGGCATTACCTTTTAAAACAAATTTATTACTACTAACTGCTAAACCAGATGTAGCAGCTAAACCTGTAGTCATAGTTACATTATATGTATTACTACTTGATGGAGCAGAAAATAAAGCTCCACCATTTATACCTAATTTTCCTTGAGAAGAAACATACATTTGTTCTGTTGAACCTGAGTTATCTGTTCCAATAAGAAATGATAATTTTGCTATAGTTGGATTTCTGTTAGATCCTATAGGAGAAATACTAGGTGTTATTTTAAATCCACCATTCATTACCACAGGTCCTATTGCACTATTCCATACACTTCCATATGTTAATATTGATGGACTATCTCTAAAACTTGCTGCAGGAGCAAGTGAGGAAGTGTTTAATGTTAAATTTCCATCTAACATTCCTAAAGAACCAGTTATTAATGAATTACCATTAAATCTACTTGTACCTTGAACATCTAATCTATATCCAGCATCAGTGAATGTGCCTCCATTTTGTAAAGTAACATTTCCGGTTTGAAACATTCTTAAATAATTTACTCCTGATCCTCCAGTACCCGTACCTGTTGATAATGTTAGTGTTGTAGTAGTAAATCTAATTCCGGTTTGATTAGTTGTATAATCTAAGTAAGTATTACCAATTATATTAGTGCTATCACTTCCCATTACAACTGTACCGTTTGATAATATAGCCATCCTAGATGTTCCTGATGTATTAAAATCAAGTCTACCTGCAGAAGTACCAGACATTCCTAAGTCAGCTGAGCCAAATTGAATAGCATTATTTGCGGAAGTTCCTAGTCCAACTCGAACAGAACCACTTACTAAAACTGATCCAGTTACTGTTAAACTACCACTTATAATAGCACTTCCTGTATATGGAAACACTGCTGCATAAGCTGAGGCATAAGATGAACTTAATGCTTGTGCAGCATAAGATGCTGTTCCTAACAATGATCCTGTTATACCACTAGTTACTATTAAAGACCCCGTTACTACGGAGTCTTTTTGTGCAATGAGGCCATTGCGAGCTGTAAATTCGTTTGCCATGTTTTTTAGTTTTCTCTATCCAACTAATAATATAAAATTTTGTAAATTAGGCTACTAAAACTAAGTTTAGTTGTTCTGTTGCCCAAACGTATGCTGCTTCGTTAATATCTGGAGTTGCATTCCAATCAATATATTCTTGGCTTTCTATTGTTAAATTACCTTGAGATAGAGATGTTGCATTTTCTATTTCATCTACGATTGTTACGTTAAATAACTGGTAGAAAAATGTAGCACTTGAGCTTAAGTTATCATTAATTACGCTTAATCCAAAAGCATTTGCTTCGTTTTGTTGGCCGTTAGACCAAATGTTTACTGGTTGTATTTGTTTCATGTTTTTTGTTTATTATAAATATGTTGTTAACATTTTAATTGTCCATCCTGATGATCCTGCAGTTGCATTTATTTGAAGATCACTTCCTACTACTGATGATGAGAATACTATATCTGTAGTATTTCCTATGTCTGTAGTAGATGAATCATAGTATCTAACGTTTGTACCATTTAGTACTGATATAAATTCTCCTGATCTTGCATTTGTTCCGTTAAATAAAGTATATTTTCCAAATGCTGATCTATAAGAACCGGTTGCTTGAGTAAATAAATTATTTGAGCCTACTATTGTTGAAGTTACTTTTGCAAAATCTGTTAATGTTTCATCTATAATTAATGTACTAGCTACTGTAAGGTTTGTACTGTAAGAAGCTGTAGCAGCTGTTGTTGTAGTTGTAGCAAATGAAGATGATAGTGCTTGTGTAGCATAAGATGCAGTACCTAATAAAGATCCTGTAATACCAGCTGTTACAGTTAATGAACCAGTTACTGTAGAATTCCCATTAAATCTTGTTGTACCTTGAACATCTAATCTAAAACCTGCATCTGTAAATGTACCTCCATTTTGTATGATGATGTTTCTTGTAGCATCAAATACTTTTAAAACACCTACTGAATTAGAGGTAAGTAAAACACCTTTATTAGAACCACCTAAATATAAAATAGATGGATCTACTGCATCTCCATTAGAACCAATACTAAATACTGAAGAAAATGCAGCTCCATTGGTTACTTGTATTCTTGCTGAAGCAGTAGAAACTAAATTTGGATTAACTATGTTTAAATAATATTGAGCATCAATAGCACTTGTAAGAACTAAATTACTATTTATTTGAACTTTTCCATTAAATTGAGCAGCCCAGTTATTAGTTATTGTACAATTAGTTGAAGCTATTGGAGCGTTAAATACGTTACCATAAGCATTTGTTATTGTTGATGCACTAACAAATGAATAAGTAACTGCTCCCCAAACATTTTCATTTTGAGTTGTTATATTACCTGCCAACCAGTTTCTTGAACCCCCATTATAATTCCAACCTGGAATGCCTAATGTTGCTGTTTGATTAGTGTTGTTAGGCTTTGTAAAAGTGAATACAGTGGCATTACCACTTGAAACAGCTATTGGGAAGAAGCTAAAGGTGTTAGTTGCAAAAGTAGCTATTGCAGTGTTATAGCTTTTTAAAGCTACATTCCCCGTTGCATTTAAAGTTAAGTCGGTAGCTGATTCAACTAGTGGTGTTGTTAATTTAGTAGTAGCTACTAAGCTACCTGTTACTGTTAAACTACCTGTAATGATTGCACTTCCAGTATAAGGAAATACAGGAGCATAAGTCGAAGCATAAGATGCAGTTGTAGCAAAAGATGAACTTACAGCTTGTAAAACATAACTTGCTGTTTGAGCAGTTGTTATATATGATGCTGTTAATGCTTGATTAGCATATGAAGCAGTTCCTAATAAAGATCCAGTAATACTTGGTATGTTTGTACTTCCTGTTATTTCTAAACTTCCACTTACTATTACTCTTCCTATTAAAG